GCAGGAAATGATTCCTGAGAAACTTAACTTTGATGTACAGTTTGAACCTACCAAGGTGCATGACAAGAAGTACGTCATCAACGGCAACACTGGTGAATACATTGGTGTTGTTGGTAACACATTCAACTGTGCTAATCACACAGATTTCTTTGAGGGTGTACACAACACAGTCACAGAGAACTTGGGTGAAGAGCAGACGGACAGCATGAACATCAACTGGCGCATTGCCAAGCAGAATGCATGGGCTATGATGGACATGACACTGCCTAATGTGACTGCTCGTATTCAGAGTGACAAGCATAGCACTACCATCGCACAGCGTATCATTGCCCTGCATGGGGTGGATGGTTCGTGTTCTAACCAGACATACTTTGGTGCGATTGATTTCTTCTGCACCAATGGCATGATTCGTGGTGAGCATGACAAGATACGCCGCAAGAACACTGCCAACTTTACGATGGACAGGTTCATTCGTGACCTTCGTGAATCTACACAGTCGTTCTATGCACAGTCAGAGCGTCTACAAGGGTGGGCTAACAAGCCTCTGTATGTAGGTGATGTTAAGTCTATGCTTGAGTCTTTGCTCAAGTCTGATAGGACAGCAGAGAAGATGTTTGGTTTATACAACCAAGAGGCGAGTGTGCGTGGTGAAAATGTCTGGGCTTTGTACTCTGCCTTCACTAACTATGCATCCTATGCTGATGAGCGTAACGGTTTCAACCTGCGTGAGACAGGTAAGGATACACAAGCAGTGTCCATGTTCCACCGTGAACACAAGGTGTCACAGTGGATTGAAAGCAAGCAGTTTAAGGAGTTGATTGCGGCATGAAGCGTTATGTGATTGAGTTTGCACCTGATTGGTGTGATGGTTGCTTGTCTTACGATGTAGATGCTTCTTCAGAAGAGGAAGCATTTGCTATCATAGACAGACTTCTGAAACAGGGTATAGCATTATGCGATGTGACAGCAGTTGATGTATGGGCATGTGATGAAGATGATTTGGATAGACATCTTGGTTGCTTTAGTTATCCTAACTGTGATGAAGCACCTATGGGTTGTAAAGTAATTATGGGTAAGGATGTCGAACCATATGGACACAGAGATTAGGAGAGATTATGAAAACAGTTGAGGACTTAGTACAAAAGTACTATTCGTCTAATGATTTCAGTATGTTGAGAGACAGGTCTAAGAAGGACTATAAGTATTTCCTCAGCATACTGGTCAACGATTTTGGTGAGCAACCGTTTGAACAAGTAACAAGCAAGCAAGCCAAACACGCTTATGAAGAATGGGTACAGCGTGGCATTTCATTTGCCAACCATGTGTGTACTGTATCATCTATTGTGTTTCGCTATGCAATAGAGATGGAGTACGCTAAGATAAATCCATTTGCGAATGTCAAACGCAAGACACCTAAACAACGCAAAGTTGTATGGACACAGGCTGATGTTCGCAAGTTTCTTGACTATGCTTACAGTGATTTCTCATGCCGTAGTATAGGATTGATAGTTCACATGGCGTATGAGTGGTGTCAGAGGCTAGGCGATATGCGTATGCTTACATGGAATATGTTTGACTTCAATGAAGGCAAGTTGTTTCTGGAGCAGAGCAAGCGCAGGGCTGAAGTAACACTACCCATAAGCGATGACTTGCTTGAGATGTTACTACAACAGAAGCAAGACTTTGACTTTCAACAGTGGGTTGCACCTCGTCCGATACCGCGCAATGGTGAGTATCAACCTTATAGTATTGACAGGCTGTCAAAGTTTGGCAGACAGGCCATGCGTTTGGCTGGACTGCCAGAAGAACTACGCCTGATGGACTTGCGTAGGACAGGCACAACAGAAATGGTAGAGGCAGGTGTCGGAATGGCACAGATAATGTCGGTTACAGGACACAGTAATCCACAATCAGTTAAGCCTTACATGAAAAATACATTTGCCGCTGCAAATTATGCATTGACTACCCGTAAAATGCATGATATAAGCATAGACAAATGCCGCACAGGAGAGTGATATATACATGAGTAATATATATAACATTATAAGTGATATAGATATACCTAATGGACATACTAAGAGAATGAACTGTCCACTATGTAATGGGTATAATACATTCACAGTTACTAACAACATGGGTAGCCTTGTGTGGAATTGTTACAAGGCATCTTGTACTGCTAGTGGTGGCACTCGTGTCCATCTAACAGTAGATGATATCCGTGCAGGTTTCTCAGGAGCAAATGAGTTTGCATCTCAGGATACATTCTCTTTGCCAGAATATATTGTACCGCCTACCTTTGATGTAGCAGAATGGGCTAGTGAGTTGTACGGTATTGACCATGAGGATACTGGCCTCATGTATGATGTCAAAGAACACCGTGCCGTGTTTCCTATCAAGCACAATGGTAAGATTGTTGATGCAACAGGCCGTGCTCTAGGCAAGCGTCTACCTAAATGGAAGCGGTATGGAAAAAGTGGCTTGCCATATTCTTTTGGGTGTGGTAAAGTTGCCGTAGTTGTTGAGGACTGTGTGAGTGCCGCAGTTGTCGGTAGTGTTGTTGGGCTAGTCGGGGTAGCCTTGTTAGGGACATCACTACTGGAATCACACAAGAGGTATCTCTCACAGTTCTCAACAGCAGTCATCGCCCTAGACCCCGATGCTCTACCTAAGACACTAGGCATGGCGAAAGAAATACGTGGACATGTAAAAGATGTTCGTGTATTACGTATCCAAGACGATATAAAGTATCGTGACCCCGATGACATAGCCGCACTACAAGGCTTTGTCACCACAACTAACAAGGAGATTATATAATGGAGTTATCACTTATACGAAGTTTAATGGACAAGTCGTTCTACGATGACCATCGTGGTGCTAAGTGTCCAGACCGTCTGTTCAGTAAGGATGTGCGGAAGATTAAGAAGACCATTGACATGGCGATGGACAGGTACAATCGCACCGTAACACCTGACGAAGTAGAGGCACTGTTCATGTCGGACAATCCGACACTGACTACTGCACAGAAGCAAGCCTATGCATCTCTGTTTGCTTCCGTCAAGAAGGAAGGAACAATGGGGCATGATATCTCACAAGAGGTACTGTCCAAACTGTTTCGCCAAGTGATTGGTGAGGATGTAGCCAACATTGGATTTGACATGGTGAATGGTGATGCAAACACACTTGAATCTCTACGCACTTTGCTTGAGCGATATGGTGATGACTTCATTCCTAACCTCAACATTGAGTGGGATGACATCAGCATTGAGACACTCATGGCAAAGGCTGAACTGGAAGCGCGATGGACATTCAATATACCACCAGTAGCACGTAAGGTAGAAGGTGTATCAGGTGGGCAGTTGATTGAGGTAGGTGCTAGGCCAAACACTGGTAAGACATCCTTCCATGCGTCATTGATTGCTGGCCCGAATGGGTTCGCACATCAGGGTGCTAAGTGTATCATCCTGTGTAACGAAGAACCTACACACCGTGTTGGTGCAAGGTACTTAACTGCCGCCGCAGGTATGTCTGCTCGTGAAGTACGAGACAACATGAGCAAGGCACAGGCACTGTATGCACCTGTCATGCAGAACATTAAGATTAAGGATGCAGGTGGTCGTGACATGGCATGGGTTGAGTCCGTATGTAAGTCATACAAGCCTGACATACTTGTGCTTGACATGGGTGACAAGTTTAGTGTAGCAGGTAGCTATGCTAGAGAAGACCAAGCACTAGCGGCTTGTGCCATCTATGCTAGGCAGATTGCCAAGACATACGACTGTGCTGTATTCTACATGTCTCAGTTGAGTGCCGATGCAGAAGGACGTGCTCAGTTAAACCAGAGCATGATGCAGGGTAGCCGCACAGGTAAGGCGGCAGAGGCTGACCTGATGATACTGATTGGTAAGTCACCTTCAGTTGAAGGACAGGAAGAAGAAAGCCCACTACGCCACATCAACATCGTGAAGAACAAGTTGAATGGCTGGCATGGCATGGTGAATTGTAACTTAGATTACTTGACAGCGAGGTATGAAGGATGAAACTAACACTTGATGTAGAGAATACTGTCACACACCGTGGGGGAAAGATACACCTTGACCCTTTTGAGACAGAGAATACACTGGTCATGGTTGGTGTTCTTACAGACCAAGGGCAGGAAGACTTGATTACTTTTGACCACAGTGAGTGTGAGCATACCTATCACGGTCATAACTTACTTCAGAAGTGGCTTGACCAAGCGACTGTTCTTATCATGCACAATGCGGCACACGACTTGCTGTGGCTATGGGAGAGTGGCTTCAAGTATGATGGTCCTGTGTTTGACACAATGCTTGCTGAGTACGTCTTACAGCGTGGACAGAAGCAACCTCTATCACTAGAGGCTTGTGCTGAACGCTATGAGTTGGACACGCAGAAGCAGGACACATTGAAGGAATACTTTAAGAAGGGTTACAGTGTGCGTGATATACCACACGATGAGTTGTCACACTACCTATCTTCTGACTTACATGCCACACAACAGCTTTCAGATAGGCTGTGGGCTAGGTTAAACTCACAGGCTGATGGCGGCTTACTTGGTACAGTGATGCTGACTAATGAAGTTGCTGTATGTCTTGCTCGTATATATCAGCGTGGCTTTACCGTTGACCGAAGCAAGCTGGATGAAGTGCGTCAGGAGTTTGAGGCTGAGAAGCAACAACTTGAGATAGACTTACAAGAGCATGTTCGTAGGCTGATGGGTGACACACCTATCAATCTGAATAGCCCAGAGCAATTGTCATGGGTAATTTATAGCCGCAAGGTAGTAGACAAAACCTATTGGGGCAATGCTATTGACCCATATATGGATGATGCAGACTTCCGTAGCTTAGTTGCATCAGGAACTGAGCGTGTGTATAAAACTAAAGCAGAGCAGTGCAGAGACTGTAACGGCACTGGCTATATTAGAAAGGTAAAGAAAGATGGAACACCTTTTGCAAGACCCAATCGTTGTACGGTTTGCAGTGGCAACGGTTATACTTTGGTTAATCTATCTAGCCCAGCAGGTATTGGTTTCAAACCGCCGTCAGCTAAATGGGCTAGTGCGAATGGCTTTAGCACAAGCAAAGGTAACCTTGAGTTACTTGAAAGCGTTGCTAAGTCAAAAGGTATGACAGATGCTGTTGACTTCCTATCCAAAGTGCGTAGGCTGTCAGCAGTTGACACATACCTGTCATCCTTTGTGGAAGGCATTGACCTACACACAAAGCCTGATGGCAAGCTGCATGTTCGTTTGTTACAGCATCGTACAGCGACAGGCAGGTTTAGTGGGGCAGACCCTAACATGCAGAACATGCCACGAGGTGGTACGTTTCCTGTGAAGAAGGTGTTCGTGTCTCGTTTCGAGGGTGGCAAGATACTTGAGGCTGACTTTGCACAGTTAGAGTTTCGTGCCGCCGCATTCTTATCACAAGATGGAGTTGCTATTGAAGAAGTATCTTCTGGATTTGATGTACATGCATATACCGCTGAAGTTATTACTACCGCTGGTCAACCTACGAGTAGGCAGGATGCGAAAGCGCATACATTTGCGCCGTTGTATGGAGCGACAGGCTTTGGAAGAACTAAGGCAGAAGCAGAGTACTACACACACTTCAACGAAAAGTACAAGGGGGTCTCAGATTGGCATTCCCGACTGGCTACAGAAGCTGTAAACACACGTAAAATCACAACCCCATCAGGGCGTGAGTTCTCATTTCCTGATGTAGTCCGTAAGGTGAGTGGACGTATCTCTCACTTTACACAGATTAAGAACTATCCTGTGCAGTCGTTTGCTACAGCAGACATTGTACCTGCGACATTATTGCATATCGAAAAACTACTTGACGGTATGCAGTCATGTGTGGTAAACACTGTACATGATTCGATTGTAATTGATGTTCATCCTGATGAAGAAAGGAGAGTACTTGAAGTGATTGAACAAACAAACAAGGAACTGCCATACCTTATAGCAATGCGTTGGGGTGTACAGTTTAACGTGCCACTCTTACTTGAAGCAAAGATTGGCCCAAATTGGCTTGACACAAAAGATGTGTCGTGATATAACTATGACTTTCTAACTCGAATGAAGGAGTATAACATATGGAACTAACAACTATTGATACTAATAACTACGCAGCGATGGCTAAAGCTATGGGCATCGCCAATGAAACACCACGTGAACGCAAGCAGTCTAGTACCCTTGCTCGTTTGCGTATTAACCATTCCCCTGTCATGGGAACTGCAGATGTTAATGGCAAGTCAGTGAACATGGAAGTAGTAAGTGGTGGAACATATAAACTGGAGATTCCAGATGGCCCAACTTACTATGCAGAGTCCATCAAGATTCGTCCTTACCTACAACGCTTCATGTACAAACGCTTTGTGCGTGGTGTAGG